TATCTCCCAAGTGATGCTGTAACTGGTGACATAATTAGATTTGTAGAACTAACTGGCAACTTAAGCTATAACACTAACTTGGTTATCAGAGCACTTCCAATCAACGGAAATGCAACTGCTATTCAGGGTGATCTACAAGGAACCAGACTTGCCGCTGGATCGGGCAGTAGTTTACTGGTTGCTCCTTATGATGGTGGAGAATTAGTTGTTCAAACAAGAAACGCAGCATTTGGTCTGGTGTTTGTTGGCAACACTGATGCTCCAAACGATCCAAACGCATCAGAAATTCCAACCAATCTCCGTGGTTGGTGGTTAGTAGAACTCTAAACATATGGCACAATCATACGGTCAAATCAAAAAGATGAAGACCGCCAAAATTGGCACCATCATGCCATGGGCGGGAAGTGGATCCACCAGTACGCTAATTGATGGTATACCTCAAGGGTGGGTACTATGCGACGGGAGAGTCTATCAAGCTGATAGATATCCCCTGTTGTCATCTGTCTTGGGTAATAGTTATGGTGGAACTACAGTCACGGGTGATTTTCCGCACTATCTTGGAACGATTAAAGTTCCAGATATTACAGGAAAAGTCATGATGGACTTAGAACCATTCATGCTTACTCAAGCACCATATAATGCAGGACAATTAGATGCTTACTCTAAACTAGTTGATGATGAGGGAGAACCATTAGTTATTGATGATGGTTTAACAAAAACTATTAATACTCTTCTTAGTGCTGATACAGATCTGGCATTTACTGTTGATATTGATATTAACTTTGTTGGTAAAATGACCAATGGACCAGCAGGAGGAAATATTACCGTAAGTGATCCTGCATTTACAACCACAACATATTTGTATCCTAGAAAACTAGGTATCAACCATATGCCATATCATAGACATCCTGGTGCATATGAAAAAGCATTGGCAGGTGGACCACAACCTGAACTGTTTGCTCCAGATAGTATGAGTGTAGGTGGAAACAAGAGTATTGGTGGTGGTTGTGGAACTGTTGGATGGTATGAAGCTAGTTTGAATAATCCTGGTGAAGCACCAACATGGTGTAATGGTGCTGGTTTGATTACATATTTTGATGACAATACTTTGATTGAAACATTTCAGTTCAATGAGTTTATTAGTGATGCTGACAATGATTATAGTCAGACTCCACCAAGTAATGTTGATCAAGTAACATATCAATCACCCAACGCTTATACGAGTAGTTTTACTGGCACACCTGTAACTACTCATGCTCAAAAAGCATGGACTGGTATGTTCCCAAGACCACAGGAATTTACAAATAGAAGAAACTATTTTGGATTTGGTGGATCAGTTGGACCTACTGGACTCGGAGATGATCCAGAAGCAGGAGCAAATGCTTACCTAATTAACCTTACTGTTACTGGCGGAGCTAATACTATCACACTTCCTGCAGGAACAAATATTGGACCAAACTATGATGGTGTTGTTCCTAACATGATAGTGTCTAGTGCAACTACAGGATCTGTTTATATCAGACCTGGCACACAAATTCTAGGAATCGCTAGAACTGGTGATGTTGGATCATATGAATATGTTTTAGAACTTGATAGATCTATTTTTGGTGCTGGTAGTGCAACTCTTGATATTTACTTCAGACATGGTACATATCCAACTACTATGAATGCAACGCCACCTGCACAAGATCCAGCAGGTAATGTTTTTGGATCACATAATCATGGTAGTTTTGAAATTATTATGGGTGGTGGAACCCTAAAAGGACCTACTACACACCCAGTAAATAATATTAGTAAAGGCGATGTTGCACCTCAGACTATTGAAGGTGCCCTAAATATATCAGCGAATATTGCTTGTCCTTCGCAGAACTTTGTATTCATAATTAGAGCTTTCTAATGGCAGCACATTACGGAAAAGAGAGGAGTAAATACGGTACTTTAACAGGTAGTGTGATTACCTGGCCAGTTGAAGTTCTATCTCCAAACGATCCCAATAATCCTGACGCAGTAGCTAAACTGCCTGCAGGTTACTTACGTTGTGATGGAAGGAAATATAATGCTAATGACTATCCAGATTTAGCAGCAATTTGTGGTACAGGAGAGCAAGCAAAGTTTAGAAAAGTGGACCAGAATGGTGATACCATTGGTACTATTGGTGATGATGAGTTTGTCGTCCCAGACTTAGGATCTAAGTATCCAAGACCATCGCCAGCAGACTCTGGTGTGTTCAATAACATTCTGGAAGAAACACAGAATGGAACTTTTATCAAAAGATCTGGTATTGGTATTACAGCAACTTCTAACGTTGGAGCAATTGCTGAGGTAACATATACTGGTAATTTTATTGTACCTTCTCAAACTATTCCATTGAAGGGAAAACCTTCATGGACTTGGGGTAACGATAAGTATACTGATATTGAAGCAGTTGATAATGCAGGTATTCATCCACACATGCACTTCTCTACCACTACAAGGGTGAGAATTGAACCAAGATCCGCAAATACTGGTGGTGTTATTTCACTACCAGACATTGCATATGATGTTAGTGGTAGTGATGTTACCAACACATTCAATGGAACTGCAATTGTTGGATTTGGAACAGGAAGTGGCGAAGTTGGTGGATTTTCAAACCCAGGCGTAGGATCTGGTTATGTTGCATTTGGAACGAGTGGAACATCGCCATTTAGTAGTCTTCAAAATCCAAGAATTTGGACTGTTACTGTACCATTTGCACAGTATACTTTGATCTCCATCACATCTATCATGGGTAATGATAACAATGGTGGTGAGCGTGTTAATAACCCTGGTGAGGGTGTATACATTACATGGCCAGATGGAACTACAGAACCAAGTCCTATCTTACCATCTAGACAAGAGAGTGGATTAACTACATCCAGCTATGATGCTCAGTATCAACAATGGGTTCCTAATACATATCCTATTCCTGCTCAGTTCTTGGATGGAAGTTATTCAACAGGAGACGATTTTACTGTAACATTTACTCAACTTGTCAGGAGTCGTGGCGGCGGTGGTGCAGAAAGCACTGATCCAAATACTGTAGGTAGTGGTGGAGAACAAAATACAGACACTTGGGAAGGAGGCACCCAAGATCCTATAGTGGGAGCACCAGGACCACACCCAAATGGATATGACATGTCAGGTATCGTTCTTATTGGATTTAGTGGTGGATTTATTGAAGATACATCCTTGACATTTGATGGTAACCAACAACCAGGCGGTAGATCTTATTTCCAGACAGCATCTACTATTCCTATTGATGACTGGTTAGATGCTACTGATGGTGGTCAGGGTCCTGGTAGTAACCAACCAGCATGTTGGGCAATTGCTTCTGGTGGTAAAGCTGGTACACCAAATACATCACAAAACCTAATTCTTGGTACTCAATACACTGCTTACTATAACTTCTGTGATAGTGGTTGTAGTCTAGCAAACTTAAGATGTTATTGTCTACTAGGAGATCAGGTTTCTTATGATCTAAGTCAAGATTACTTTGGATTTGAGGGAACTGAATACGCTAACTATTTCTCTTTATTCACGGGTGGTTGTCAGTATTCTGGTTCTGGTGCTACATGGAATACATCTGGTAATACACCAGTAACATATCAAGCAGGAAAACAGGGAGTTCCTTATGACTGGCAAGGACTTCCTTTGTCTGATGTAGTACCTATTAACTCAAATATCACAGAGCAGGAGTCATATCCTCAGGCAACTAACATGTTTACTGAGATTGAAGAAAATGAAGTGGAAGGAGATCCTACACAGCACAATCACAAAATTGTCGTTGATAGACAAGATCACTCTTTCAAATATGTCACTGATACGTTTTTACTCAGTCCTGAGGCGTTAAATACTACTGTGGCACTAACACCTAGCACAGTAGCTTCTATTGATGCTGCTAGTGCTCCTTTTATTATTCTAGAATATCTAATCAAGACGTAAGATGGTAAATCCTGCATATAGAAACAATAGAAGAAATTACTATCAGGAAAAGGGTCCTGACACTGTAACTATTGGTACTGTTGTCAACGTCTTTAAAACGAAGCAGAACTCTAATTCTTATGATAGTAATTTTGTCCCTTCTACACTACCAATTAATGGAGTAACTGCATATACCGATCTATCTGGTAATGGACAACCTGAAGCTAATCCAGAGTATCAATACTATGGATATCTTTACTGTGATGGAACAGAGTATAATATCATTGATTATCCTTTACTGTATGAGCAAATTGGTAATGAATTTGGTGGCACTGCAAGTAATGGTATTGATATTACTAATGGTGGCAGCAACTATGATAGTGGCACTGATGTAACATTTTCTGCTCCACAATTAAGTAATGGTGTCGTAGCTACTGGAACAGCAGTAGTTGAGAGTGGTGTGATTACTGCTATTAATCTAACATTTGCTGGATCTGGATATACTAGTGCTCCAACTATCACACTTTCTAATACTGGTAGTGGTGCTGGATTTGCTGCAGATGTAAGAGTTGACGAGTTTGGACAGATTGCAGCAATCAATCCAACAAATGTAATGAGGTTTTGGCCAGATCCAAACATGGGAACATTTAAGGTTCCTGATCTACTTGCTAAAAAGATTGTTGGTGTAGGACCAGTTTATGGTCCTGGAACTCCAACTATTGCTAACGTAGATTCTACTGTTGGAAACACTGGTGGACAGTGGTATTTTGATAAGAACTCACAGAAAGCATTCTTCAATCTTGGTAACGTAAGAACTACAGGATATACTAGTGTTGTTGGAACTACAAATGGTAGAATTACTGGATCACAGACCATTACTGTTACATTGAATGACAACGATCTAGATGGTCCTCCTGTACACTCTCACCTATTATATCACTCTGAAGCACCACAAGTACAAGGATTCCCAGGATCCTCAGTTCAGATTGATCCATTTATGACTGGTTATAGAACCAGAACAGGTAGAATTTCTCCATTCAATCCATCTGGTAATATCAAGTTAACACACTCCCATGCTCTTTCAAAAGAGAGATTGACTGGATTGTCTACACTTGCAACATATGACGTTTATAACTGGCAAGGTGGAGACTCTGGACCAGGAACATTAAAAGATAATGGTAATTATTACGCATCTGGTAATTCTGGTACATTTGTAACTCAAACATATACACCATTCCCAATCCATAAAGTATTCAGCTCAGGAAGTTTGATTGGTGGAAGAGAAGTTGTTACTGAGGGAACACCAGTATACAACTACGAGGATACTACATTTGATTCTGCTGGAACATATCCATATAGTTTAGATGTCAATGTAGACGAGATTCAAATTTTTGCTTATGGTGGATCTGGATCTGGTGGTGTTTATACAACTGCTGGTAATAATGGTGGCGATACTGTTGTACAGCTAGGCGATGGTACTCCTTTAACTCTCACAATAGGTGGTGGTTTGGGTGGAGGTGCTGCAACTGAATCGTCACAAGGAAACGGTGGTGCTGGTGGAACATCTACTGTTACTGGAACTTATGCATCACAGTTTAGTGTCAGTCAGCAAAGTCTTTCTACTGATGTGGATTATGTTGGTGGACCAGGAGTTAATAACAAACAATGGTTTGCTGTTAATCCTAATGGACCTGTTTTAGATCCTGTTACTGGAAGAAATACATGGGAAGGTAGACCAGGATTGAATGCTTCTGCTGGAAAATATCTAACAGTTGCTGCATCAGCAAGAGGTTCTATTCAATCAGTAACTTATCCTCAAACTGCTAGTTGGTCTATCACACCAACAGATCCTAACAAGTATACTGTTGTTAGCGGTATCCTCAAGATATATGGTTCCAGAGGAAATGATTGTCAGAATCAGGGAGCAGGGACTGGAACCGCTCCTGCAGGATGTACTACTGGTATCGGTGGTAATGGCAAATACATGGAGTTGTCAATTAATCCAGATGCTAACACAGGTCAAGTTGGTGGTGTATTTGGACTATATCCTGGTTCTGGATCTGGAGCAACAACATATGGTGTAGCTGCTGGTGGTCCTGGTGGTTCTGGTCACACTCAAAATGGTGGCGCAGGTGGCGGCGGAAGTATTGTTACAACTACATCAGGTGGTGGCACTACTGTTATTGTCGCTGGTTCTGGCGGCGGCGGAGGCGGTGGCGGCGCTGGTGAAGGACAGTGTGGTGACAACGGAAGACCAAATAATATTACTGATGGTGCTCAAAACGTAGGATCACAATCTTTATTCTCTGGTTCTGGTGGTCCTGGTGGTAACTATGGTTGCACAGGCGGCGGAGGCGGCGGCGGTGGATCAGGTGTCGGTAAATCAGGACAAACTGGATCTGCTGGTGGCGGTAGCGATGGTGCTGGTGGCGGCGGTGGTGATGGCGGCGGTGGCG